ACACAGTATATCGTATATATCGTATATAACGTATATAACGTATATAACGTATATAACGTATATATCGTATATAACGTATATAACGTATATAACGTATATACACAGTATACACAGTATATCGTATATAACGTATATAACGTATATAACGTATATACACAGTCGCGCAAAACGAAAGGCCCTCGAACACCTAACTGTGCATACCGCATATACACAGTATACACAGTATGCACAGCCGAGCAGTCATTTGGACGGTCCCGCCCGGCGTTGTAGAATATAGCCAAATGGGACAGGAGGGAAGTTTTGCCTTATATCAAATTCAACAACGCGGTACAACGCAAGCGCTATTGGCTCGGCGAGGACGGCATCGAGCTGATCAACGACTGGAGGCGCCGAGGGCTGTCGGTGAAGGCGATCGCCGAGGATAAGATCGGGATCACGCACAGCACACTCATGAAATGGCGCCGGCAGTCGCCTGAGCTGGACAAGGCGCTCACCGTCACCGAGGACCTCGTAGACGGCCAGGTCGAGGGCGCCCTGCTCAGGCGTGCGCTGGGGTACGACTATTTCGAGGAGACATGGACGCTCGACCGAGATACCGGCCGGGAAGTGTTGACCAAGAAGGTCAAGAAGCACGTGCCTGCCGACGTGAAGGCCATCGCGATGTGGCTGTTCAACCGCCGCGGTGACGCCTGGCGCTCGATGCAGCCCCAGTTGCCTGCCGACGACGGCGACATCATCGATGTCAAGAACGTGCTCGTGCAGATCGAGGAGGCGGCAGATGGAGATAAGGCTGACGCGTAAGCAGGCCGAATACGTTCGCGAGGCGCACCACCGCTGGAACCTCGCGACAGGCGCGGTGCGTTCGGGCAAGAGCCACCTGGCCGTGCAGTACACGATCCCCGACAGGCTGATCAAGCTGCGCGGCAAGAAGGGCCTGGCGCTGATCTTAGGCGCCACGAAGGAGAACATCGAGCGCAACGTCTTGACGCCGATGCGTGACATGTGGGGCGACAAGTTCGTCGGCGACATCAACGCCCGCAACTGGTGCGAGGTCTTCGGCGAGCGCGTGTACTGCATCGGTGCCGAGAACGCAGGCCAGGTATCGAAGCTCCGAGGGTCTGAGGTCAAGTTCGCATATTGCGATGAGATCTGCGACATCCACCCCGATGTGTTCGAGATGCTGAAGAGCCGCCTGAGCCTGCCGTACAGCGAATGCCACGGCGCATGCAACCCGGCGGGACCTACGCATTGGCTCAAGCAGTTCATCGATAAGGGCGAGGCGGACCCCGGTATCGATATTTTCGTGCAGAGGTACACGATCGACGACAACCCGTTCTTGCCGCCTGCATATGTCGCCGGCCTCAAGGCCGAGTACCGCGGCACGGTGTACTACGACCGATACATCAGGGGCCTGTGGGCGAAGGCCGAAGGCCTCGTGTACCCGAACTGGAAGGATGCCCAGGAGCCGACATGGTCGCCTGCGAAACCGGAAGACGTACGCGGCTACTGCGTGAGTATCGACTACGGTACGCAGAACCCGTTCCATGCGATCAAGTGGCTGCTCGATTCCGCTGGTACCTGGCATGCGGTCGGCGAGTACCGCTATTCAGGCCGTGAGGAAGGCAGGCAGAAGACCGACCCCGATTACGTCAATGACCTGGTCGTGTTTACGGACGACGCCCCGGAGGACGCAGACGTCGAGATCATCGTCGACCCGAGTGCATCGTCGTTCATCGCGCAGCTGCGGAAGCGCGGGGGGTTCAAGGTGAGGAAGGCCGACAACGATGTCGGGGACGGCGTGCGCGACACCGCGAGCGCAATGCAGTTGGGGCAGGTCAAGATCGGCGACACACTCACCGAATTGGCGCGCGAGTTCTGCGGCTATGTGTGGGATGATAAGGCAGACCAAGACAAGCCTGTCAAGGTCGACGACCACGGCATGGACGCACTGAGGTATTTCGTGAAGACCAAGCGTGTGTACAGGCCGCGTGACATGGTATACGAGTCGCCGTTCACGGGCGGCGCAGACGAAGGGCCTAGGAGGTTCGCATTATGAGATGGGACGAGGTACGCGACGACAAGTCGCGCATGCTCACGTACCAGGACTTCGTGGAGGCGGGCGACGCCAACCGCGAGGGCTTCGTACTGGAGGCGATCGAGCGGCATAAGTCGGGCAAGGCGTACCGCACGGCACGCATGGCCGACGCATATGACCGCCAGGAGAACACGACGATCAACGCATATGTGCAGAAGGTCTTCGACATCACCGGTTCGAAGCTCGTCGATTTCACAGCGAGCAACAACAAGATCGCCAGCAATTTCTTCCACCGCCTGAACACCCAGCGCACCATGTACTCGCTCGGCCAGGGCGTGTCTTTCATCGATGTCGACGAGGTGGGCAAGAAGGATGAGACCAAGGAGAAGCTCGGCAAGCATTTCGACCATGACCTGCGCACGCTCGCATACGATGCGCTCATCCACGGCGTGTGCTTCGGCTTCTGGAACCTCAACCGCATGTTCGTGTTCCCGTTGACTGAGTTCGTACCGCTCTGGGACGAATACGACGGCACACTCAAGGCAGGCATCCGCTTCTGGCGTATCGATAGCTCGCGCCCGATGCAGGTCGTGCTCTACGAGGCCGACGGCTACACCCGTTACCAGAGCCGCCAGGATGCGAACGGCGTCACGAACGAACGCCTCGAGGCGGTCGATGAGAAGCGCCCGTATATCGAGAAGACGAGCTATACGCCGGCAGACGGCATCGAGCAGGTTATCGGCGGCGAGAACTACTCGGCATTGCCCGTGGTGCCGATGTGGGGCTCGAAGCTCCACCAGTCGACGCTCGTCGGCATGCGCCAGGCGATCGACAGCTACGACCTCATCCGCAGCGGCTTCGCGAACGACCTCACCGACTGCGCGCAGATCTACTGGCTCGTGTCGAATGCGGGCGGCATGAGCGACAAGGACCTGCAGAAGTTCCTCGACCGCCTGAAGATCAACCACGTCGCGCTCGTCGATTCCGACGACGGCGGCAATGCGCAGGCATATACCCAGGAGATCCCGTACGCCGCACGCCAGGCATACCTGCAGTCGATCCGCGACGGCATCTACGAGGACTTCGGCGCACTTGACGTGCACACCGTGGCGGCAGGCGCGACCAACGACCACATCGACGCGGCGTACCAGCCCATGGACGAGGAGGCGAGCGATTTCGAATACCAAGTCTCAGAATTCGTGCAGCAGTTACTCGCCATCATGGGTATCGAAGATACGCCCGTGTTCAAGCGCACGCGCATCAGCAATCAGAAAGAGCAGGTCGACATGGTCATGAGCGAGGCGCAGTACCTCGACCATGAGACGATCTTGCGCAAGCTGCCGAATATCTCGCCCAGCGAGGTGCCGGCGATCAAGGAACGCCTCGATGCCGAGGATGAAAGTCGTATGGGCAACTTGATCGGTGCTGCCGCTACCGGTTTTACGAGTGATGATGACGGTGACGAATGATCACTGACGGATCTTGCGAGCGATCGAGAGGGAGCACGACGCCTTTCGTTTGATGTAGAAAGGTGCCATGCTTGACTTGAAACAGGCGAAGTATGCAAAGGATAGACAATGGCAGAGTGTCAGGCACCATTTGGAATATCAGACGGCAAGCGTAGCCATCAACTCAAAAACGGCGAATGGCGTGCGGAAAATTACAAGCCGAAGAACGATACAGGCAAGAAATTTGCGGTCGAAGCGGCGAAGTCGCAGGCCGAGGCACAGGCTAAATTGCTCGAGAAGCAGGCGCAGGAGCTGCAGGAGAAGCTGCAGCTCACCTACGCCGATGCGGTCGACGGCATGACATCGCGCATCGAGGCCTCGCTCAAGGAGTTTGCGGCAGAAGACGCGAAATGGCAAGCCGACGTCGCCGCGGGTAAGAAGGACGCGAAGGCATACAAGGCCTGGCGCAAGGACCAGGCGTTGCACAACGACCGGCTTAAAGCCCTCAAGAAGGCGTTGGCGCAGGACCTCACGGCAGCCGATGAGATGGCGATGGCGTACGTCAACCAAATGCCGGCTGGCGTGTATGCGGAAGGCATGAACTTCGCGACATACGAGATCGAGCACGGCGCGAAGGCGAACACGTCGTTCACGCTGTACAACAAGAATACCGTCATGGAGCTCGTCGCGAACGAGCCGAATCTGCTCCCGCAAGCTGCGTTCGATAAGGCGAAAGATAAGGCATGGAACAGCCGTCACGTCACATCCGCGGTGACGCAGGCCGTACTGCAGGGGCAGACGATCCCGCAGCTGGCGGCATCGATCGCCGGTATCGCCGCCATGGACCAGCGTGCAGCGATGAAGGCTGCACGCACCGCCATGACGAGCGCGCACTCGCTCGGCAAGCTCAAGGGTTATGAGCGCGCCGCCGGCATGGGCATCGACGTCGAAAAGCAATGGCTCGCGGCGCTCGACTCGCGCACGCGCGGCAGCCACCGCCACCTTGACGGCGAGGTAGTCAAGCTCGATGCCGAGTTCAGCAACGGGCTGAAGTACCCCGGTGACCCAGATGGCCCCGGCTCTGAGGTCTACAATTGCCGCTGCACGCTCGTGCCCGTTATCGGCGATGTGGAGTATGACGAGGTCGAGCGTGCAAACAAACTCGGCGATATGAGTTATGAAGAGTGGAAGAACGAGCATGAGCCCAAGCGGACAGGAACGCATAAGTTCTCCAAAAACATCAAGTGGATACAAGGCAATGCCGACCTGGAGATAACAGAAGACCCAAGCGACATGTCATGGGTAAACGAGGCCGCTAGGAGCAAGTGGGAGCAGGACACCGAGAGGGTTAAGACATATAGCGATTTCGAAAGCTACCTCGGAGATCGCGGTATCGAGTTGGACACTACGTCTGAGACGCTGAAGACAAAATTTTACGACCGTGATATGCCGAAGGTAGTCAAGAAGCAGGTGGATCAGATAATGGCCGCCCTCGACAACTATGATGAGATAGGTGGCATACGTGGTCTAAAGAAGTTGCATCTCTATGACGACTCAGACAACGTTACGGGTCAGGCTGCCTATTACTATCGCGCCATTGACGAGGCCCCGTTTAGCAACGAAGAGGAAATTTATTTCAAAAATAGCAATCTTCGTATACACCACATCATGCATGAATTTGCGCACGCCTATGCAGACGGCACTAAGCCGAAGGGGCATGACGTCGTAACATGGTCTGCCAAGCTCAATTCTGAGGCGATGCTCGATGAGTCACGAGGTGCCTATTTCGGGGCAGCTTCCGACGTGATCGAGGCAGAGCGCTTTGCAGATGCTATCGCCGGTGCCTTTGTGACGAACAACCCGGAGAATCGTGCGATGCTCCAAGAGTTCCTGAAGCGTGTTGCCGAAGTTATAGGAGAGATGATCTAGTATGGCCGGTGATGTATCGGTAAAGCAAGACAACACCGAGCAGGCAGTCGACGGCATCGAGTCGGCTATCGGTGTCGCGCTCGAGGAGATCGGGCTTTTGGCTGAGAACTACGCGGCCAAGAAATGCCCGGTAGACACCGGCAACCTGCGTGCATCGATCACACACGAGGTGGATGCCGGCGACAACGCAGTGTACATCGGCACTAATGTCGAATATGCGCCGTACGTCGAGCTAGGCACCTCGCGCCAGAAGGCGCAGCCTTTCCTGAGGCCTGCGGCTTCCGAGCATGGCGCGCAATATCGCCAAGTGTTGAAAAAGGCACTAGGCGGCGGTAGTTAACCTGGTATTATTTATGTTAAATGCGCGAAGCAATGCGCTATACAGTATGGGGTCGAAGCACGCACCCCAGAGTCCGAAGGAATGGAGCGAACACCATGGCACTTACCCGCAAACTCCTCCGATCCATGGGGATCGAGGACGAGAAGATCGACCAGATCATCGACGCACACACCGAGACCGTCAACGCGCTGAAGGACGAGCGCGATGGGCTCGAGGATGCCGCGGACCGACTGAAGAAGGCCGAGGCGGAGCTCGAGGAGCTCAAAGCCAAGCCGGCAGACGGTTTCAAGGAGAAGTTCGAGAAGGAGCACGCCGATTTCGAGGCGTTCAAGGCAGACACCGCTAAGGCTGCCGCCGACCGCGAGAAGAAATCGCTGTACCGCAAGCTGCTCACCGATGCAGGCGTCGACCCCAAGCGTATGGATGCCGTGATGCGTGTCGCCGACCTATCCGAAATCGTGGTCGAGGACGGCGCCATCAAGGATGCCGACAAGGTCACCGAGAAGGTCAAAGGCGAGTGGTCCGATTTCATCCCGACCACGAATAAGAAGCCCGCGAATGTCGATACGCCGCCCGCCGGCGCAGGCGACGGCGCGGCAGAGCCGAAGTCGCTGGGTGACGCCCTGCGACAGAAGTACACCAAGCAGAACACTGATTAAAGGAGGCAATTATGCCTATCACCCTCGCAGAGGCCAAGGTCGGCATGGCCGACAAGGTCGACCAGCAGATCGTCGACATGTTCCGTCGATCCTCCCTGCTCCTCGACCGCCTCACTTTCGATAATGCCATCTCCCCCGGTACCGGCGGCTCCACGCTCGTCTACGGCTACACGCAGCTGAAGACGCCTTCCACTGCCGCCGTCCGTGCCATCAACTCCGAGTACACCGCCAACGAGGCAAAGCGCGAGAAGAAGACCACGCAGGCCATCATCATGGGCGGCGCCTTCGAGGTCGACCGTGTCATCCAGGACACTTCCGGCGCCATCGACGAGCTCGTGTTCCAGGCCGACGAGAAGATTAAGGCCACTGCCAATTTCTTCACCCACTGCGTGATCAACGGCACCGCGGCCGGTGCTGCCGCCCCGGGTAAGGCTACCGGTACTTTCGACGGCCTCAACAAGTTGCTCGCCAATTCTTCCACTGAGTACACCGCCACTGCGGACCTGTCTACCAGCGAGAATGTGACGGCCAACTACAACCAGTTCCTCGACGAGCTCGATGAGTTCATCTCCGGCCTCGACGGCATGCCCGACATGCTGCTCATGAACCGCAAGATGCTCTCCAAGCTCCGCGGTATCGCACGCCGTGCCGGTTATTACGAGTCCACCAAGGACGATTTCGGCCGTGTCGTCGAGACGTATAACGGCATCGCGCTCATGGATGCCGGCGAGTACTACGACGGCACCAAGACCGTCGACATCGTCGCCGACACCGCAGCAGGTTCCAGTACCTTCGGCACTTCCGACATCTATGCCGTCAAGTTCGGCCTCGATGCCTTCCACGGCATCTCCCCGACCGGTACTAAGGTCATCACGTCCTACATGCCCGACCTCACGCAGCCTGGCGCCGTCAAGAAGGGCGAGGTCGAGCTCGTAGCGGGTGTCGCCCTCAAGAACACGCTGAAGGCCGGCCACATGAAGGGCATCATCACCGCGCCGAAGACTGCCTAAGGAGTCGATATGCTGGAGGAGTTGCTCGCAGAGATCCACAATTGGTTCGAATGCGATTACCTCGCAGGTGAGCTCACAGTCATGGACGGCGAGCTCACCCTCCCGCATGGCTTCGTCAAGAAGGGCCAGTACTACCGCATCGTCGGCAGTGTGTTCAACGACGGCCTGCACCAATACCCGACGTCGGACCTCACTGATGAGGTATTCGATGGTGAGGTGTGGGCACTGGCCGTGCCGAAGGCGGTCGTTGACATCGCGACCGAAATCGAGGCGTGGCGCAAAGCCAACCCCGACTCCGCATATACTTCTGAGTCGTTCGGCGGGTATTCGTATACGAAGGCCACTGCTTCCGACGGCATGCCGGCGCGATGGCAAGACGCATTTCGCCGACGCCTCAATCGTTGGAGGAAACTGCCATGACGTTGATCGATACTTTCAAAGAGCCTTGCGTGCTCATGGAGAAGAAGCGCGTGAGCGACGGTGAAGGCGGGTGGACGACCACGTGGGTCGACGGTGCCGCTTTCGACGCGGCCATTGTCCGCGATACCACCCTTGCAGCACGCGTCGCTGAAAAAGAGGGCGTCTCTAACGTCTATACGGTGACTACCGATACCAATGCGCGACTCGAATTTCATGACGTTTTCAAGCGTGTCAGTGACGGCCAAGTGTTCCGTGTGACTTCCAACGGGGACGATATGCGTACACCCGATGTGGCGACGTTCAGTTTCGAGCAGGTGTCGGCGGAAGAGTGGAAGCTATCATGACACCTGAAGCTACTATCTATGAATTCTTCTCGGGCTTCTCGATTCCAGCGTATGCGGCGACATCTGTACCAGATAACGCGGAGTTCCCGTATATCACGTACGAGTTCGCAGTCGATGATTTCTGGGGCGGGGAAGTCGCGTTGTCGATGGACATTTGGTACCGTGGCGACTCCGAGGCGGAGCCGAATGCGAAAGCGCGTGAAGTCTCAAAGGCACTAATCGGCTGCAAGTGTATTCCATGTGACGGCGGCGGTGTCATACTGAAAAAAGGCTCGCCGTTCTGCCAGAGCATGGGTGACACAGCAGATGATAAGATCAAGCGCCGCCATATCAATGTGACGGCAGAGTTTATCACCTCGTTTTGAGAGGACAAGTTAAATGGCTAAGTTCACACAGATTCCTACGGATACTTTCAAGAAGCTCCAGCTCAATGCCGGTATCCTCACCACTGAGTTCGACCCTGCAACTGGCGAGCTCAGTGCGTCCAACATCATCGGCGCGACGAGCGGCGGCGTATCGTTTGAGGCCACGCCGTCATTCACCGATTTCGGCGAGGACATCGACAATTGCCCGAAGAACACTAAAGAGCTCAAGAAGCTCGACAGCTGGGAAGCCAAGATGTCCGGCTCGTTCGTGACGATGGATACGAATGTCGCGACGTCTGTCATCGGTACTGCTGCCGTTGCGAGCGGCGACCAGACCAAGGTCGTGCCCCGCAACTTTGTCGAAGCCAAAGATTTCAAAAACATCTGGTGGGTCGGTGATTATTCTGACATCAACGAAGACGGTTCGTCTGCCGGCAAGGCCGGTTTCATCGCGATCAAACTCATCAACGCATTGTCAACCGGTGGTTTCAAGATCCAGTCCGGCGACAAGGCGAAGGGCACGTTTGAGTTCGAGTACACTGGCCACTACAGTAGCGCGAACATCGACACTGTCCCGTTTGAGCTCTACATCAAAGCCGGCTCGGCTGGCAAGTAGGCATAACCTGAAGGAGGAAAATTAAATGAAACTCAGTGACATCAAGGGCGACCGCGTGCTCGACGTCATCGCCGACATCATCAACCCCATCGCGAACATGGTGCAGGATAAGGACGTCGCTGCAATGTTCGAGCGTGAAGCCGTGCCCGACGGCATGGAGGCGCGCGATTTCTTCGCGAAGCGCATGTGCAAGGGCCTGCCCGTTTTGCTCAAAAGCCATAAGGCCGACATCATCGCCATCATGGCTGCAATTGAGGGCGTGACCCCTGAGCAGTACGCCGCATCACTCGATTTCCCCAAGTTGTTCACCGACGTCATGGAGCTTGTGACTGACGATGCGTTCCTCAATTTTTTATCATCGTCGGAGACGGGGAAGGGCGCAGATGCGCCTGGCTCTGCCTCGGCGAGTTCCGAGGCCCATTAAGGGCAGACGTATTCGTCAAATTCACACTGGCCCGCTATAGGAAAGAACGGGACGAGATGGCGTTTAAGGTGTACGTCACCGACTCCCTATACCTCATGGGCCAGCAAAAGTTTATCGGTCGCAGATGGTACGACCAAGTCCGGCCCAAGGTATATGAAGACATCGACGCCGCCGCGGTAGTGGCGGATGTCACAACAAGGGCGGGATTGGTGGTCGTATGAATCTACTCGACCTCGCCGTCAAGATCACATGCGACGACCAGGCATCCGGCGAGGTCGACAAGATCGGCGACGGCATCAAAAACAAATTGGGCATCGCGGCTAAAGCCGGCGTTGCGGCCGTGGCGGCAGTCGGTACTGCGACGGTCGCCATCGGCAAGACAGCACTCGACGCGTATTCGAATTACGAGCAGTTGGTCGGCGGTATCGACACCCTGTTCAAAGCCTCGTCGGCCAAGATGCAGCAGTATGCCGCAAACGCCTACCAGACGGCTGGTGTCTCAGCCAACCGTTATATGGAGATCTCGACGAGCTTCGCGGCAGCGTTGATCAGCTCACTAGGCGGTAATACTGAGGCCGCAGCCGATATGGCCAATACCGCCATCACGGACATGAGCGACAATGCCAATAAGATGGGTACATCGCTCGAGACTGTCCAAGAAGCGTATATGTCGTTGTCGCGTGGCAACTACGAGATGCTCGACTCCCTGAAACTCGGCTATGGCGGTACTAAATCGGAGTTGGAGCGCCTGCTCTCAGACGCCGAGAAGTTCTCGGCAGCGCAAGGCAAAGTGCGAGATTTCTCAGTCGACTCGTATTCCGATATCGTCGAGGCTATCCATATCGTGCAAGACGAGATGGGCATCACAGGCACGACGGCTGAAGAGGCAGCGACTACCATCGAGGGCTCTGTCAACATGGCAAAGGCCGCGTGGGATAATTGGCTTGCCGGCCTCGGCAACGAGGACGCAGATATGGAAGGCCTGACTGATCAGCTCGTCCAGTCGGTCGTCATTGCGGGCAAGAACATCATCCCGAGGGTCGGCCAGATCATGACGACCCTCGGCCAGACGGTTGCAGACTATGCGCCTGGTGTCGGCCTCTACCTCCGCAACGCGCTCATCAATGTCTTGCCTGAAGCCGTGCAAGGGCCGATGCGTGACGCATTCGCAGGCGTCGACAAAGTCGTCGGCAAACTCGAAAGCGTATTCAACGACAATTTGAAGCCTGCGGCGGATGCTGCCGACAGCGTTTTCAGCGCGATCAGCTCGGGTGTCAAGACTTTCGGCGATTCCGTCAATGACTTGGTGCTCCCTGCAATCGACCAGCTGTCGCCTGCTTTCAATGATTTCTTCGGGGCGATCCAGACAGCGCAGCCGCTACTTGAGTTCATCGCGAACATCATCGGCGTCGGGCTCGCCGCGGCGATCAGCGTAGCCATCAAGCTGTTTGCCGCCATCACCGAGGTCATCGCATTTGTCATCACCGGTTTCGCGCAGCTGTATGAGGACATCTCGGGGTTCGTGACAGGTGTCGTGCAATTCTTCACGGTCGACTTGCCGAACGCGATCAATGCATTGGTGCAATGGTTCGCGCAATTGCCTGGCAACATCGCCGCGTTCCTGTCGACGGTCATTGCGAATGTCGCCGCATGGGTAGCAAATATGGCGTCGAATGCCGTGAGCGCCGGTTCGCGTTTCATCTCCGGTATCGCCGGTTTCATGTCTGCGCTGCCCGGCAATATGGCGTCATGGCTCTCCGGCGTCATTTCGATTGTCGTCGGCTGGGTGTCGCAGTTCGCGAGTAACGCCACGAGCGCGGCGTCGCAGTTCGCAAGCAACCTCATCAACGGCCTCGCGTCTATACCCGGCAAGGTGACATCGATTGGTTCTAACATTATTCAAGGTATGGTGAACGGTGTCACGAGTGCCGCAGGCCGTTTGATCGACAGCGTTAAAGGCGCAGTCGACAACGCCATCAATGCCGCAAAAAACCTGCTCGGCATTCACTCCCCGTCACGCGTGTTCCGTAAAATCGGCCAATACACGATGCAAGGTGCGGCACTCGGTGTCGACGATGACGCCGACGTGTTGTTGAGGTCTACAGATAATGCGATGCGCGGTATGATTTCAACGGCACAAGATATCGCCATGCCCGGCGTCAACAGCACGGCCGGCGGCGAATCGGCCGTTATCAGCTGGCTGGCCGAGAACCTGCCATCCATCATCGCTGAGTTCACGCCCGTTATGGGTGAATCGGAGTTCGGGCGCAAGGCGAGAAAGGCGGTCGCGTATGCTTGATATCAAATACAAGTCAAATGCGGGGACTGTCATCCCGCTCAATTCTGGTGTATATGTCGGTAAGCCGAACGACCTCTTTAGCCGCGAATGGGACTACAAAATCGGGTATCGCGCACTGGCCACGGCCTCGCGCGGTGCCCGCAAGGTCTCATTCAAGGCGTTTCTCGCAAACATGGCACAGGCTGACGCTTTCCGCCGATGTGCCGACACGGACATGCAGAAGGGCACGCCCGGCACTATCTATGTCAATGACTGGTTCCAGCGTTGTTTCGTCGTGGCTTCCGAGGTGGACTGCGTCGGTGACGATTTCTTCGCGACCAAGCTCACTTTGGTTTTGCTCGACGGTGTATGGCGCAGGGGGACTACGACGGCATTCGTGCCCGTGCAGGGTTCGGCGGATTATGAGTTTCTCGACTTGCCGCATGATTTGCCGTACGACCTAGGCGTGACCCCACCGCTGCAATACGCCATCAACCCAGGCTACTCCGGCAGCCCCGCGAAGTTTGTCGTGTACGGGCCCGCGGTCAACCCTTCTGTGCGCCTGGCTGGCAATCTGTACCAGGTGGACGTGACCGTTCCCGATGGCGGTTACATGGATATCGACCCGTTGCGGCGCACCGTCACCGTGGTCGCCGCAGACGGCACCACGATGGACGCATTCAGCAAGGCGCACCGAGGCAGCGGCGTGGGTTCTGGCGAGTACATCTTTGAGCACGTGCCTGCAGGCACGTCCGAAATCTCGTGGGACAACAGCTTCGGCTTCGACTTGACTCTGTACGAGGAAGAGGGCGAGCCCGCATGGTTTTAGTGGTGAATGATCCAACTGTTGGCGATATCCGCGAAATCGAGGAATTCGAGCTTGACATAGCTTTCGGCAGCGACGAGAACGCGCTGAAATTGGAGGCCCGCGCGGGCGAAGCCCCCGAAGAGGGGCAATTTGTGTTCATCGACGGCACCGAGTATGGTGGTGTTATCGACCAGGCGAGCTATGAGGCCGGCAGGGAGGCATCCGGCTCAATTCTGTGCAAGGGCCGCACCTGGCATGGTATTTTGGCAGGCAAGCGCCTGCTCCCCGATTCGGGAAGCGGATACCTCTCCGTCAGCGGCAAGGCTGACGATGTGCTCGCGTCGCTCATCGAGCGCATGGGGCTTTCTGGGCTGTTCTCCGCCGCTTCCGACGATACATCGGTGAGTTACACCTTCGATCGATTCGTGGACGGCTACAGCGGCCTGAAAGCCATGGCGAAGGCCAATGGCCGCAAGGTCGGCATGCGCCGCAAGGGTGATAAGGTTGAAATCTCTCTGCCGCCCGTTGTAGACTATGCGAACAAGGTCGATTCCGACCTTTTGGACTTCACGCTGACCTCGGTTCACCGCTGTATCAATCACCTGGTCTGTGCGGGTACTGGCGAGCTCGAGAACCGCGCCGTAGTCCATTTCTATGCGGACACGGCCGGTAACGTCAGCCACACCCAGAGCCTCTTTGGAGTCGACGAGATATGTGCGCTCTACGACTACAGCAACGCCGACGAGGCGAAGCTCGAGGAGGAGGGCGGCAAGAAGCTCAGAGAGTACCAGACCCGGGGCAGCGTCGAGGTCGACGCGCACGACGATATCGACGTCGACGTCGGCGACATTATCTCGGCGCGCGATAACGCACATGGTAAGACCGTTAGCGCGACCGTGGTGAAGAAGATCGTGCAGGTCTCACGTGGCGTGGCAACATACAAGTACGAGGTCGGCAGTGAGACCACGACGAAGAACTCGGCCAGCGCGATCGCCGACGGAGGTGGCGGGCACGCGTACTTGGCAGGAAAGGGCCTGAAGCTCGAGAACTACACGTTTAGTGCGGAAGTCGACGCGGAATCGCTCAAGGCCGTTGAGGCCAAGGCCGACAAGGCCGTAACAGATGCCTCGAAATCGCTCCAGACGTGGGCGCAGGCGGATATCGCCATGGGAGAAGTATCCACGCTCACGGAAGGCTCTAAGGCCACCGCGTCACTCTCGGGCGAGGGACTGGTCAAGACGCTCTCACTCGGAATTCCGCGTGGCGCGACCGGTATTCAGGGTCCGAAAGGTGAGCGCGGCCCGCGAGGTGAAATCGGACCGCAGGGCGAGAAGGGTGACACCGGCGCGACAGGTCCGCGAGGTGAAATCGGACCGCAGGGCGAGAAGGGTGACACCGGCGCGAAGGGCGCGACAGGCCCAACTGGGCCACAGGGCGTGAAGGGCGAGCAAGGCGAGCGCGGCCCGCAGGGTATACAGGGCCCGAAAGGCGAGAAGGGGGAGCGCGGCGACTCTGGCGTCACCGTACCGCTGTCGGGGTTCTTCTCGCTGACGGTCGATTCTGACGGCAACCTTTGGTCGCACGTGGCAGACGGGGCGGCAGCCCCGCCGCTCTCATACGACCAATCTACGGGCGAGCTTTACTACGAGATAGGTGAGTGATCATGGCGAAATACCTTGTAGGTAACATCAAGGGCCCTAAGGGTGATCCTGGCGCGACAGGACCACAAGGACCCACCGGCGCGCGAGGTGCAACCGGCGCGACCGGCCCGCAGGGTCCGAAAGGCGACGCGGGCGCGACAGGACCGCAAGGGCCAACGGGCAAGCAGGGGCCGACAGGCCCAACTGGCCCCGCGGGCTCGCAAGGACTGCAGGGCATCCAGGGGCCTAAAGGTCCGACAGGCCCGCAAGGGCCGATGGGGCCGCAGGGGCCGAGCGGTGGCGCGATCAAGGACACGCGTAACGACAACCAGCCGCCGAGCTGGTACATGAAGAACCACCCGCGTGAGACTGTGGTCGAGTTCAAGACGGCGAATGCCATCGGGCTTTCGGGCGGCGAGACCTATGCGACCCTCGTCACCTTCGTACAATGGAGCGAAAAGAGCGGCGGGTACCCGAAGCAGGTCGCCATGAGCGGCGCAGACATATTGTGGCGGCGCGGCGGGTCAGATTCTTCGTGGACTGCATGGCAGTACATCCTCGATACCATCGACCAGAACACGATATGGCTCATGGCCCACCACGTCGGCGAGTACTTGGAGACGAACAGCTCGTTTAACCCGAATAACATCGGCGGCACATGGTTACAGTTACCGAGTATCGGGCCGTACACGTGGCTCAGGACTAAGTAAAGGAGAGAACATGGCAAAGACAGAGAATTTCACCCACTACACCTGCGACCGATGCGGCGCGGACGCGTACCTCCAGCAAGGTGCCGCGGCGGCTGGTGACTGGCGCGAGGTCGAGCGCTTCGACCAGTACGGCAGCAGGGCCACGCGCCTGCTGTGCAAGGTGTGTACGGACGAGTACAAGAAGCTCGCAGCCAAGCACGACGGCGAGTTCCAGCAATTCATGAGCAACACGAAGGAGTAGTACCATGGCATTCGAGATTGTTGACGGCATGACGGGTGTAAAGCACATCAGCTCAGAAGACCTGTCGGCATTGAACATCGCTACCATCGGCAAAGCAAACTGCGTGCTTGAGTACGGCGACAATTTTAAGCTCACGATGGAGAGCGCGAACAAGGCGACGCTCGGTACAGGCGTCGGCATGGTTGGCGGCAAGCGCTTTTGGAACCAGGCTGCGACCTCGCTGACGGTCCAGTCTGGCACGCAGGGCCAGAAGCGTAACGACCTCGTCGTAGCCAGCTACGCGAAGACCGGCGCGGGCATCGAGAGTATCACGCCCGTCGTCATCAAGGGCACGCCCAGCACGGGGACGGCGGCGGACCCCGCGACGACCTCGAACGACTTGAAGCTCTGGCGCATCCCGTTGGACGGCATCAGCGTCGGCACACCCGTGAGACTCTTCGACCCTGTGGTCTCGCTCGCGAGCCTCGAAAACTCTGTATCCAGCGAGACCGGCTATAGGTTCTTATATGGGAAAAGCTTCTTGGAAGACCATGTGGCTTACCGCAAAAAAGGCTTCTTAGTAGAAATGTTTTGGCACTTCCATCAGGAATCAGCGGATTTATGGAATGCGGGGACGCTGCCTGTTGAATTCCGTCCGGCTCACTCATTCCTTATGCCGAGTGTACGCGCACGTCCGGATGGCATTGTCAGTAACAACACTGCGGAAGTCGAGATCCAAGAGTCCGGCGCAGTCGTCTTTATCAGCGCGACAGCCATGGCTGGAGGGCGTAACGTTGGACACTGTGTCTGGATCGCTGGATAGCATTCCGCATCCCATGTCCCGTGTCCCGGCGGAGCCGGAAATCACTTTAAACGGCACGATGCGCATGGTGCTGGTACGGAGAACATTTGTTGTTTAAGAGGTATTGATTCAATGTTTGAATATATAGCGATGACTGTCGCGACCACGATTATGGGTACGATAATCGGTTGGCTACTGAATGCAATCAAAACCAGCACTGGGCGATTGTATAACCTGTCGTGTCGTGAGCACGAGGAACGCGTACAAAATCGTGCTATGCTCGGTGAGTTACTATTTTACCGACTCGAAGATCTACACCGGCGATTTGTCGTTGAAGGGCATCCATGCTCAGCTGCTGAAAAACAGCAAGTAGATGATATATATCATCATTATCATGATGAATTGGGGCTCAACGGGCCGGGTACACACATGTATAATGAAATCATGGAGGCGCATCAAGACTAAGGAGTAATTATGCAATACCTTCTGCCTGATAAGGCATATGATATTCTCAAGTGGGTCGGCCTCGTTGCCCTCCCAGCCGTAGGTACTTTTGTCGGTACCGTCGGCACGGCTATCAATTGGGAGCCGACTGCTATAGCAGTAACGGTGATCACTGCCGCGGGTACGCTCGTCGGCGCACTCCTCGGTGTGACGACCGCGACGGCGAAACCGGCGAGTGAGTAATGATGGACAATATTATTGGAAGGGTGAGTGATTTGGGTATCAAGGCAAATGCCGATGTGGCTGGATGTCTACCTAAGCCTCACCCTAATCAACGAGTGCCTATCGTTCGACGATTGGCACTCGCCGCCAGTACTGCCGCTATCGCACTGGCACTCGCAGCACCGACAACGGGTTATGCCTACGAGCGCATTACAAATTACGTCAGCAATGGGCACGGGCCGCTGTCACCGCAATACCTCGTGATCCACGAGACGGCTAACCCGGGCGCGAGTGCATGGAACCACGTGCTTTTGTGGTCGCGTGACGACACTTACGCAGTGCACGACGTTATGGAACTTGATGGCTCCAAGGTTTACGATACGGTACCGCAAAACCGCTTGTGCTGGCACGTCGGCAATGGCAATTGGTGCACGATCGGCATCGAGCTGGCACACGCCACAAATGCCACTGACTTCGCCAAGCAATGGACTGAGGCCGTGAAGTGGGCAGGCGATACACTCCGCGCACGCGGTTGGGACACTAGCCGCCTACTCAGCCATTACGAGGCCGCACGCATCTGGGGTGGGTCCGACCATACCGACCCGATCGGTTATTTCCGTCAGTACGGCAAGACTTGGAGCGATTTCAAGCGCGACGTCGCCGCCTATATGGGTAGCGGCTATATCGCACCGATCGCACCGACTGACGGAAACGGCGGCACGTACCAGCCGTCGACTTCTGCCACGCGCACGAGTTTCCCGAAATCTACGGGCAAGAGCGTGAATATCCACTATGCCCTCCATAACCGTTACGGGGCGTGGAATAGTGCCGTCACCAACTTCAACGACTCCAATAGTGAGGGTTTTGCCGGTGTGCCGTACGGCTCCCACGACATGCTCATTGCATGGACAGACAGCGGCACCTTGCGCTACCGTGTCCACACCAAGGAAAGCGGATGGCTCGGCTGGGTCCAAGCAGCCAACTACAACGACAGCGTGAACGGCATGGCCGGCATCTGGGGCCAGGTGATTGACGGCGTCCAGATGTATTACATCACGCCGAACGGTGACTACAAGCAGGTCTACTACCGTTCTCAGGACGTCGCGCACGCCGGGTACTGGGATGAGGTATGCGATGACGGCACGACCTACGGCGGCGATGATTACGCCGGTATATACGGCTACGCGCTCGACCGTCTCCAGTGTTATGTGTCCGACGGCACCCGCCGTTGATGGAGGATTGGAGAAAGCATGATGTTCGGTAACTACAATGCGTATCAACCTATCGGCACACCGCAGCAATTCGCCATGGACCAGATGCAGCAGTTTCAGCAACGCGCCCAGTGCAGCAGGGAATGCAGCTGATCCGTGTCACGGGCATGGACGGGGCCAAGGCATACCAAATGCCTCCCAACTCCGTCGTGCCCCTGTTCGACGCAGATAATGACATCATGTATGTTAAAAGCACGGATGGCGCCGGGTTCCCGACCATCCGTGCTTTTGCATTCCAACCAATCGAGAACCCGACACCGCAGGCACAGCAGTATGTGACCCGCGACGAGTTCAACAACGCATTGGCACAGCTCAAGGAGGCGATCGGCAATGGCAAGCAGCCTGTTCGGGAGCAACACGAAACCGCAAGCAAGTAACCCATTCCAAGCGGCCATGGCCGCTGTTCAGGAGCTCAAACACTCCAACCCGGAGCAGCTTATGGAGAAGATGATGGAGGCAAACCCGCAGTTTGCTGCATTCGTCAATCAAAACAAGGGCAAGAGCCCTGAGCAGATCGCACGTGAGAACGGGATTGATTTCAATATGGTCCAAAAGATGTTTAAGTAGACGGCACGGAGCGTACGGCTGTGGAGTCTGCTTGAACTATATAGGCATACGTCGACAACGAAAGGAAATGAGATGGCTATGTCTGAGTATTCACTTTCTGACATCGCGACCGCTTCCCGTGAGAACGGTTTCGGCGGCGATACCGCGTAGTGTATGATCATCCTCTTCGCCATGATCTTCGGTTGGGGCGGCAACGGCTTTGGCTTCGGCAATCGTGGCCCCGCAAGCGAGCCAGTTACTGAAGCAGGCCTGTGCAACGCCATGAACTTCAACGGCCTCGAGAATGCAGTCGGGCGACTCAGTGACCAGCAGGCCGCGATCGCGCGTCAAAACGACAACGCGATCTGCAGTCTCGGCTATCAGACGCTTGAACAGTCCAGCAAGCTCGGTGCGACTGTCCAAAACGGCTTTAACCAGATGCAGTCCCAGCTGGCAGATTGCTGCTGCACCACCCAGCGCGGTATCGACTCCGTCAATTACAACGGTGCGATCAACACCGCTGCAATCCAGCAGACTGTGACCGAGCAGACGCAGAAGGTCCTCGACACCATCACCGGCAACCGCATGGCCGACATGCAGAACCAGATCAACCAACTCCAGCTGTCCCAGGCGCTCTGCGGTGTCGTGCGCTACCCGAATACCTTCGCCTATAACGCCGGCCCGAGCCCGTTCTGCGGTAATGGCTGCTGCGGTACGGCAAACATCTAAACGAACATTTGATCGATAAGGCATTTTCGCCTGGGCAAGATAGGGGCATGGCTCAGGCCGTGCCCCTATTTCAATAGAAATGACAAATCATGTCATGCAAATCCGCAATCTACACCGCCGACCCGTCTAGTACCGTGCTCACGCTGTCTACGGCTGCCGGTACGGCTATCCCGCTCGGTACGACTATCCGCCGTTTCGGCTGCAATGCAGTCCTGTCGGGTAACGGTGTCCTGCTTAAGGGCCAGGGCTATTTCGATATCGATGCCAGCGTCACGTTCACGCCTACCGCCGCTGGTGCATATACCGTCACGCTGTTCAAAGACGGTGTCGCCGTGCCGGGTGCCACGCAGACCGTCACCGCGGCAGCCGCGGGCACTGTGTCGGTCAATATCCCGGCAATCGTGCGTAACCAATGCTGCGACAGCACTTCGACGCTCACGCTTGTGATCACCAGCGCGACCGTTCCGGCGACGGTCACGATCGACAACACCGCGGTCGTTGTCACGAAGATCTAATGACATAATAGGAGTTCTGGCGCAGTATCTCGACCAGGGCTGAAGAAAGGGATGCCTTGGCGGCATCCCTTTCGCAAAGTATGGACGAACTGAGAGGGGTAAAGATGCCTGTAATTGATGTGTTCGCAAAGGTATCTGACCACCTAATCGACGGCATGATGATGCACGAGCAGATGGCAGATTACTACAATTTCCTTGGTTTGGACGGTTTCAAGCGACTGCATGAGTACCATTTCCTCTGTGAGACGATTTCCATGCGTCGCATCCACCGCTATTTCGTCGACCACTGCAACCAGCTTTTGCCGATGGCGAATACAAAGCACATTGACGTCATCCCCGTCGAGTGGTCGAATTTCACACGACAAGCGGTCGAATCGGAAACGAAGTCCAAGGCTGTCGAGGCAGGTATGCGTGAGTGGTGTGAATGGGAACACGAAACGAAGGAGCTCTATGCGAAGTCGGCCAAAGACCTCTATGATGCGGGTGAAGTCGCCGCGGCACACATGATCTGCGAGCTCGTGCGAGATGTCGATGATGAATGCAAGTATGCCGACCGCTTGGCACTCAGCTTGAGTGCTGTCGATTACGACATGCAGGTCATCGTGCCTATGCAGCACGAGCTGCACGAGAAATATAGGAAGAAGCTACACGACGTCGGGAAGAAACTCAGTTAGGGGTGAATGGAAACGGTGTCGATCGAGACCATCGAAGAGGAGATCCTCGACCTGGAGAAGCGCGATACGTCTTATGCCGTATGCGAGAGGTCGGCATGGCTGTATACTGTTCGCGACCACCTCAAAAAGCCTACTGTAGATACTACGATGATGGAACAGCGCATCACTGACGAGCTCACTGGGTCTGAGTTCCTGAAGGCTGCGTCCAATGTGGACTATGCGGCACTCATGGGCGTACTCGACAACCACATGTCGTGCATCAAAGCCGTCTGCCCGAAAGAGTACGACGCCGTCATGTCGCAGATCCACGCGCTACGGTAGTAATTACCTGTCAAACAGTGTCAAACACCTGTCACACACCTAAAAGGGCCAGTGTGACAGGTGTTTGCATTTCTACGTCGTGTTTCTCATCACCTGTCAAGCTGTCAAACAACAAGGGGCCCCTATATTAGATATTTTTATATCTATATATCTAATAGGCCTTATATAGATATAAAAAGTCAAATTATCTAAGAATAGGGGAGAAAACTGTTTGACAGTGTGACAGGCAGTGAGAAACACGACATAGAAATGCAACTTGCTGTCAAACAGGCCCAAAATCAGCAGTTTGACAGGTATTTGACAGTGTGACAGGTATTTCGAAAAAGTTATAAATACTCAGATAAATCGAAAGAGAATGTAGTATAATGAGGTTCGCCGATCAAAGGAGGTGAAAGATGAAAAGCCTATATGAAACAATCCGCGAATTCGGCGATACCCAAAGCGGGCTCGCACGAATGCTCGGCATTACCGAATCCACGCTGTCGTGGAAGATCAACGGCAAAGCCGAGTTTAAGCAGTCGGAGATCAAGGCTATCGCCGACCGGTACGACTTGACGGGCGAGGAAATCAAGTCGATGTTCTTCGCGTAATGGGCCTGTTCGCTTACCAACAGGCAGCCCTTGACCGTGTCGACGGTAAACGCACATGCGCGTTCTACCACGACATGGGCCTCGGCAAGACGTTCACCGGTGCAGAGAAGTTGATGTCGGATAAGTGTTGGCATTTGGCCTTGGTTGTATGCCAGAAGTCGAAAGTGGCCGATTGGATGGGCCATTTCGCAAACTACTATGACATCGACGTCGTCAATTTGACCAAGCCGCATGCCATGGAAGGTTTTGAACGGCGCATTGGTGACTCGTATGCACGGGACGCAGTCGGTGTGATCAATTACGATTTGCTATGGAGGCGTCCTGAGCTTCAGAACATGAAGTGCTTCGCCGTGATGTTCGACGAGTCGTCGTTGCTGCAGAACAAATCATCGAAGCGTACTAAGGCAGCGATGAAATTGGCAGCTAGGGCGAATGAGCTCATCTTGCTGTCGGGTACGCCTGTCGACGGCAAATACGAACGGCTGTGGACGCAGTTGAACATGCTCGGCTGGCGCATCGATGAGAAGCTGTTTTGGCGGCAATACGTCGAATCGGAGACGACGATGCGTGAGGGTTTCCCGATCACGAAGGTGACGGGTTACAAGAACGAGGAGAGGCTGGTACGCAAGATGAAGGAACTCGGTTGCGATTTCCTCAAGACCGACGACGTCATCGACCTGCCTGATCAGCGTTTCATTCGTATCGACGTGCCGATGAGCGAGTATTACCGCAAGTTCGCCAAGGTGAACATTATCACGGCATTCGGCCGCGATTTCGTCGGCGACACTGTGTTCGGCGACCTCACGGCGAAACGCCAATTGGCGGCTGCGTATTCGCGCGCCAAACTCGAGGCGTTCGGCGATTTGCTGGATGGCACGAGTAAACGGCTCGTCGTGTTCTACAATTTCGACGTCGAGCTCGAAGGGCTCACGGCGGAGTTGGAGAAGCGGTACAGGCCATATGGCGTGCTCAATGGCAAGGTGCATGACCTGTTGCCGTTTTTCGATACCGACGACGGGGTCGCGCTCATCCAATACCAGTCTGGTGCCATGGGCGTGAACCTGCAGCAAGCCGATACGTGCGTCTATTTCTCGCCGCCCTTGGCGTCATCGCTCTTCGAGCAGTCGAAGAAGCGTATCCACCGCGTCGGCCAAGACAAGCCGTGCACGTATTACGAGCTGGTATCGAAAGGCACCATCGAAGAGAAGATCTACGATACGTTGGCTATGCGACGCGACTACACTGAGAAGCTGTTTGCGATGGGAGGTGATTAGTTGGCAGGTGAGAAGAACTTCGAGAACCGCTTGAAACGGTGGCTCGATTCGCAAGGCGTATGGCATGTCAAATTTTTCGCCAACCGCAACACACGTGCTGGCGTGCCGGACATTTTGGCATGTATCAACGGCCGTTTTGTCGGCATCGAGCTCAAAGGCCCAAACGGCAAGCCGTCGCCGCTGCAGGTCTACCACTGCGGGAAGATTACGGAGAGCGGCGGTATAGCCGTCATCGTCTGGCCGGATGATTTCGCCCAATTCAAACGGCTAGTATCACGCTTGAAGGAGAAAGGAGGAAATTGCGATGTTCAAGACCTCATATTCGAGGGTAGGTACCTTCACCCAGTGCCCGCATAAATTCAAACTCAACTATGTCGACGACCTTGACGTGCCGTTCAACTGCGATGCCGCGAACCCGCTCGTGATCGGCACGATGCTGCATGAATGCATCGAAGTCGGTATCGACGAGGCCATCGCGAACTACAAAGCCGCGTACCCAGTCATGACCGATTTCATGGAAAACGAGCTCATGAAGATCCGCGTACTCGGCTCTCGTGCCCGTGAGCTCGCATGGGGTATGTTGGACGACGATACCGACCCGGTATTTGAAACGAAGGTCGAAGACGACAGCGGTTTCGTAGGGTTTATCGATATGCTCATCCCGCGCGGCAAGGGCCTATGGACGATGCTCGATTTCAAGTATTCGAACAACGTCGACAGGTACCTCGAAAGCGGGCAGCTGAGCGTCTACAAATATTTCTACGAGAAGACGCACCCCGGTGAGATCATCCAAGACATGGCCTTCCTGATTGTGCCCAAGACGATGATCAGGCAGAAGAAGACCGAAGACCTCTACCAATTCCGTGAGCGCCTAGCTGCGACGTTGGAAGATATGTGGCCGACTCTATACCGTGTCCAGTATGACCCTCAAAAAGTCGCCGACTTCGCGGTCGGCACTTGTACTATGGCTAACGCCACCGAATTCCCGAAACATGAGTCGCGCCTATGCGACTGGTGTGATTACAAAGATTTCTGTCTAGGAGGAAATGATATGCTTATCCTGCCCAAGAACGAACGCCGCCCTGAGGCCGTCATCACCGACCCTGATATGTGGATCTACGCCGACAGTTACGTCGGCAAGTCGACGTTTGTCGATCATTTCGACGATGTGCTGTTCATCAACACCGACGGCAACACACAGAATATCACGAGCCCGTTTATCCAGATTGCCGACGAGCTCGTGACCGAGGGCCGTATGAGCCACAAGGTGCTTGCTTGGTCGAAGTTCCGTGAGGTCATCGATGAGCTTGAGAAGCATGACAACAGCTTCCACGTCATCGCGCTCGACTTGGTCGAAGACCTCTATGAGCACTGCCGTTTCTATGTTTTCGACCAGCTCGGCATCAAGCATGAGAGCGATGGCGGTTACGGCAAGGGTTGGGACATGGTGCGCACTGAGTTCCTCAGCCAGATGAAGCGCCTCAAGTCCCTCGGCTACCGTATCATCTATATCTCCAAGGAGCTCGTCACGGAGATCACGTACGCCAACGGCATGAAGGTCTCGACGTTCAAGCCGAATTTGCCGGACAAGGTCGCGAACGTGCTCGCCGGTACCGTCACCATGACCCTCCGTGCCTATATGGACGAGCGTGGCCATTTCCTCCAGCTCCGCAAGAATGAGAACGTCTTCGGCGGCGGCCGTATCGATTTCAAGCGTGATCGTTGTGACCTCACCGTCGAGGCGTTCAATGCCGCACTGCTCGAGGCACAGGGCACGACGGCCGAGGCCGAGAAGCCGAAGGCACGTGAGAAGGCAGAGCCTAAGCCTGAGGTTGAGGCTGAGACCGAGGTCGCCGAAGAGCCTGACGCCGCTGAGGAGAAGCCGAAGCGTCGTGTGCGTAAGGCCAAGCCTGTCGCTGAGGAAGAGCCGCCGTTCGATACCGAGGAAGCCGCGGAGCCCGAGGTTGTCGAGGAGAAGCCGAAGCGTCGCACCCGTAAGCGCCGCGTCGTCGAAGAGTAAACAGTAGTTAACACCTGAAAGGATATATCATGGACTTCAGCAAATTCGATAAGATGGTGGACATCGACGGCCTCAAGAAGGACATCGCCGACGCCGAGGCCAACGGCGGCGGTGGCGATTTCAAGGACGTGCCGCATGGCAGTTATGAGGTCGCGATCGACAAGCTCGAGCTCACCGAGACCAAGAAGACCGGCAAGCCGATGGCATCGTGCTGGATGAAGATCGTGAGCGACGGCGAGTTCAAGGGCCAGCGTATCTTTATGAACCAGGTCATCACGCAGGGCTTTCAGATCCACATCATGAACGCTTTCCTCCGTTCGCTGCTACCCGAGGGTTCTGACATCGACGTCGAGTTCACTGGTTACGCCGACTATAATGACTTGCTGCTCGATATTGCCGAGTATGTCGACGGCAAGTTCGAGTATGGCTTGGAGTACGGCGAGAATGATAAGGGCTTCGACACTTTCCAGATCACCGATATTTTCGAGCTTGACTAGGTGCGGCGATGCTCAATTTCTACGACTTCGAAGTTTTCAAACACGACTGGATGGTCGTAGTCATCAACCCCGTCACTCACGATGAGCGCGTCATCATCAATGATGCCAACGCGCTCACCGCGCTCTACGAAGGGCATAAGCGTGAGATTTGGGTAGGTTACAACAACCTCAATTACGACCAGTTCATTTTCAAAGGCATTTTGTGCGGTTTCGACCCGAAGGCGATCAATGATTTCATCATTGCCGAAGGCCACAAGGGTTGGCAGTATTCGAGTTTGTTGCGCAAGGTTTACATGGTCAACTATGATGTATTCCACCCGCGTACAGACAGGGGCCTCAAGACTCACGAGGCGTACCTCGGCAACGATATTTGCGAGACGACGGTGCCGTTCGACATCGATCGCAAATTGACCGAGGCTGAGATCGCCGAGACCGTGAAATATTGCCGCCACGATGTCGAGCAGACCATCGAGGTATTCATGCAACGTAAAAGCGAGTTCGACGCCCGCATGGACCTGCTCAAAATGTTTGAGTTGCCGCTGGTGTACCTCGGCAAGACCGATGCACAGCTCACAGCGATTATCTTGGGTGCCGAGCGGCCCGCGCGACCGCGCGACGACGAGTTCGACATCGTACCGTTGCCGTGCCTCGACCTCGGTCCGTATGATTTTATCCGTTCGTGGTACCTCGACCCGGCGAACCAAGATTACTCAGCGACGCTCGATTTCGACATCGCGGGCTGCCCGCACAAATGTGCGTGGGGAGGCTTGCATGGCGCGATTGCGCAGTACGCCGGTGAGGGTTATTTCATCAACGTCGACGTCGAGAGTTATTACCCTGCCGAGATGATTGCACACAAATTGTTGTCGCGTAACGTGCATGACCCGTCGAAGTTCAAGGGCATTCGAGACCACCGTATCGAGCTGAAGCATGCGAAGGATCCTCGCCAGAAGGCATTGAAACTCGTCGTCAACGGCACCTACGGCGCCAGCAAAGACAAGTTCAATGCACTCTATGACCCGCGGCAGGCCAACATGGTCTGTGTCAACGGCCAGCTCATGCTTATCGACCTCATACATAAGCTCGTTCGCGACGTCGGTGCCGAGATCATCCAGAGCAACACCGATGGCGTGCTCATCCGCATGCCCGACGGTTTCGACGGCGGGCCCGACGCATTTTACGACCGCGTCGACGACGTGGCATATGAGTGGGAGCACCGCACAGGCATGGGGCTGGAATTCGACGAGTTCACCCGCGTCTACCAGAAGGATGTCAACAACTACGTCCTCGTGGCGGCCGACGGGTCGATGAAGACGAAAGGCGCATACGTCAAGAAGCTGGGGCCGCTCGACTATGACCTCGCCGTCGTCAACAAGGCGCTCGTCGAATTCATGGTGCACGGCGTGCCCGTCGAAGACACGATTGCCGCCGACAACGATTTAATCGATTACCAGCGCGTTGTGAAGGTGTCCGGCAAGTACAAGTACGGCGTGCATGGGCATGAACGGCTCACCGATAGGTGCTTCCGAGTATTCGCATCCACGCGCGAGTCGGACGGCATGATCGGGCGGGTCAAGGCCGGCAAGGCCAAGCCGGAGAAGTTCGGCAACACGAGCGAACACTCGTTTATCGACAACGGCGACGTGCATGGCAAGAAGTGTCCGGGATATTTGGACAAGAGTTGGTATATCCAACTTGCGAAAACGCGACTAGCGCAGTTTGGGGTGATGTGATGGACCGTCTGTTTATCGGGTACGTGAAACTCAACGGCAAGAAGTGTGCGCAGAAGCTGAAGGACGGCCGATACCTCACATTGGCCCAAGCACGCAAGCTCGACGGTTACGGTGGTGTGTTGGCGCCTGAGACGATTTTCATCGATGTCGACGACATGGCGCAGAGCGAAAAGCTGATGGACATCATCGAGGCCGAGCAGGTCGCATGCAAGGTCGTCGCGACGACACGCGGCAAGCATTTCTATTTCGTCGGCTACCCCCGCGGAATGAAATGCAAGACGCACGCACGCCTGGCCGTCGGCATCGATGCAGACATCAAAGTCGGCTCGAAAGCCACATACGGCAGTTTGAAAGTCGACGGCCATGAGCGTGACGTGATCTATGACATCGAGCCGGACGAAAGTTATGACGAGTTGCCGTGCTGGCTCAGGCCTGTGCAGTATACGCCTGAATTCGGTGAGATGGAAGAAGGCGACGGCCGCAACCAAGCGTTATTCAATTACATCTTGACGCTGCAGTCGGAGGGTTTCACGAAAGACGAGGCACGCGATACCCTTGGCATCATCAATCGGTATATGTTCGAGAAGCCTATGGAGCAGCAAGAACTGAGCGTCGTCTACCGCGACGACGCCTTCGCCGAAGACGTGTTTTTCAATAAAGGCACGTTCCTGTTCGACAAGTTCGCCGAGTACCTCAAGAACGAGCACCGTATCATCAAGATCGGCCATCAGCTCCACGTATACCGCGACGGCGTCTATGTGTCGGGCAATCTGCTTATCGAGAACGCGATGATCAAGCATTTGCCCATGTTGTCGAAGGCCAAGCGCACCGAGGTACTCAACTACCTCGACGTGCTCATCCAAGACGACGCACCTGCAGCAGACGCCGATTACATCGCTTTCGCCAACGGCGTGTATGACCTCAAGACGGGTGAGCTCATGCCGTTTTCGCCGGAGTTCGTGATCACGAACCGCATACCGTGGGAATACGACCCGACGATTTGGTCTGATTTCACTGACAAGACGCTGCGCCGCCTCGCCTGTGGTGACGACGGGATCTACTCATTGTTGGAGGAGGTCATCGGCTACCTGTTCTATCGACGTAACGAGCTCCGTAAGAGTTTCATTCTAATTGGTGACAAGGCGAACGGCAAGTCGACATATCTGGACATGCTCAAGACATTGCTCGGTGACAGCAATACGTCGGCCCTCGACTTAGCTGAGCTCGGCGAGAGGTTCAAGACGGCTGAGCTATTCGGCAAGTTGGCCAACATAGGCGACGACATCGGCGACGAGTTCATCGCAAACCCGGCGATTTTCAAAAAGCTCGTAAGCGGTGACCGCGTCAACGCCGAGCGGAAGGGTCAAGACCCGTTTGATTTCTCGAGTTACGCCAAACTGCTGTTCTCGGCGAATTCGATGCCACGCATCAGGGACAAGACCGGTGCCGTGCTCGACCGTATCGTGCTCGTGCCGTTCAAGGCGACGTTTTCGAAAGACGACCCAGACTTCGACCCCTACATCAAGTACAAGCTCCACTCGCCCGAGGTCATGAGCCACCTGATCAATATCGGCCTCAAGGGGCTCGAGCGGGTTTTGGCAAACCGCGCATTCACGATGCCGGAGGTCGTGGTCAAGGAGATCGAGGACTACCACGTCGCCAACAACCCCGTCCTCGGTTATTTCGAAGACACGCCAGTCGACGAGGTGGTGAACGAGTCGACGGCGTTGGTATACGACTACTACATGGCCTGGGCTATCAGGAATAACTTGAAGCCGCTTGGTCAAAACGAGTTCACCCGCCAGGCCAACAAGCACTATGGCCTGACAAGTAAGACCTGCCGTATCAACGGCAAACGCGTACGTATTTTCGTAAAGGAGTAAACCATGCCCATCATCATCGAAGGCCCTGACGGTGCCGGCAAGTCCACGCTCGCGAAGTCATTGGCCGGAGCGCTCGACATGAACATTTTGAAGATGACCGCCAACGGCGGCCAGTCTGTGCCGGAGTATCTGCAGAAGCTCGCATGCGACGGTGTCATCATCGACCGCTGCTGGGTGTCGGAGCAAGTGTACTCCGACCTATTTGGACGCGAGCCGCGTATCGACAACGACGACGCCGAGGCGTTGACGGAGTTCTGCGGGCTCACTGGTATCCCAATCATCGTGCTTTTGCCGCCGCTCCATGTCGTCATCAGCCGCCTGAACGAACGCGGTGACGAGTACGCCGATGTCGTCTGCCCGAACATCGTCGAGATCCACAAGCGTTACCAGGAGTGGGCTGAGGCACACGACACTGCGATTGTGCTCGAAGACAACAACCCGGCGACCGCCATGGAAGAGGTGCTGAAATGCATGTTGTAGGCAAGTCGATGAACGATATCTACCGCCAACTCTGCGGCAAAATATCGGTGCAAGGCCATGAGGCAGCGGGTACCAAGGAAATGCTCAACAGCGGTTTCACGCTGCTCGACATCACTGACAACATCGCGACGGCACGCACGAGTTTTTCGCTCTCATACATGTTGGGTGAGCTCGCATGGTATTTCACTGGCCGCGACGACGTCGATTTCATCTCGAAGTTCTCGTCGTTTTGGAAGCACATCAGCGACGACGGCGTGACAAACCGGTCTGCGTACGGCGCCATCGTGTTCAACCGCTATGGCTTCGACCAGGTCGCACAGGTCATCGACACGCTCAAGCGCGACCCGTATTCACGACGCGCGGTCATCAATTTCAACGTGCCGAACCCCGAGCGTTTCGAGATGAAAGACGAGATCTGCACTATCGCGCTTGTGTTTGAGCTCCGTGACAGCAAGCTCGATTGCACCGGTATCATGCGCTCCAACGACGTATGGCTCGGCACACCATATGATGTCGTGTTCTTCACGGAGCTGCAGAAGCACATCGCGAACGAGCTCGGTGTCGGCTACGGCAAGTATACGCATTTCGCTGTGTCGCTCCATGCATATGAGAAGGACATCGACCGCGTCCGCGAAGTATGGTGCTGCAAGCATGCGGCGCCGCACCTCAAGCTCGACATCGAGAAGTTTTTGGCCCATATCTCGGAGATCGAACGCATCGCTATGTCGTCCGATACGCCGAGGCCTGCTGTCGCTGAATATTGTCTCAATAACGCCATCGTCGTGGAGGTAAATGATGAAGATTAAACTCAACCGCATCGCCGAGGGTGCCGAAATCAAGCTCCCGGCCCGCGCGCATTACAACGACGCCGGCGCCGACGTCTACACCAGTTTCGGTGAGACCCTGAAGCCGCACGAGACCCGTCGCATCCCGCTGGGCTTCTCGCTCGAGCTGCCCGACGGCGTCATGGCCTGCGTGTTCCCGCGATCTGGCATGAGCCTCGAAGGCCTCGTCTGCGAGCTGCCGCCGATCGACTCAGGGTACACTGGTGAGGTGCATGCGATCGTCACCAACCTAACCGACAAACTGAAGAAGGTCCCCGGCGGCACCCGCATCGGCCAGCTCGTCGTCATGCCGATCGTGTTGGCCGATTTCGTCGAGTCGTTGGGCGAGGAGAGGGGCGACGGTGCTTTCGGATCGACCGGAGAGGCCTAGTAAGGCCGAGTATTACCTCGACATCGCGCTCGCGGTGGCGGCCAGGTCGACGTGCCTGCGCCGTCGCTACGGCGCCGTAATCGTGGCCAACGACGAGATCATCGCGACAGGCTACAACGGCAGCGCGCGTGGTGATGTCAACTGCATCGATACAGGCATATGCCATCGCTGCGGGCACGGGCATAACGACGGCGATTACGGCTCATGCCCGGCGGTACACGCCGAGATGAATGCAATGCTATCGGCATCACGCTCTGAGATGATCGGCGCGACACTATACTTGGCTGGCGTCGACCTCGAGACGGGCAAACGCATCCCGCCTGATGAGATCTCACCATGCCCTGTGTGCATGCGCATGATAGGCAATGCTGGCGTCGATGTCGTCACAAGTGCATAGTAAATAGAAGAACGCCCCAGACGCTCAATCGCATCTGGGGCGTTCTCCTCACAAAGGAGGAAGGTGCGGTGGCCCAAAACCGCACCTCCTATTTTATCACACATAATGTTATTAGGCGTTGACCAACTTGAGGGCGTTCTTGATACAAAGTTGCTTGTTCACATTCTCGAACTCTTTGCGGCAGATCAGTTTCCATGCGCCACGGTCGGTGGCCTTGAAGCGGCAGTAGTGCACGCAATTATCGTCGAGGACGATCTTCACGCGACGACCGCAACCGATGATCTCGTATGCCTCATTAAACGGCTGCTTGAAAGCGATGCGCTCGAGCTTGATGGCGTCGTCGAAAGTCTTAGTCATGATGTTTCCCTTCCTCGTGGTTGACAAGATTATATTACCCGGTAACTACCTGAAAGCACATACTCATTTTCAAATAAATCAAAAAAGTTTTCGATCAATTTGAAAATAACTATGTGCACGAGCCGGTGTACATGGGATAATGACCTTGTCAACCAGAAGGAGGAGCAAATGAAGCCCATCGAGATCACCAAGCAGGACCAGTTCGGTTACGAGCGCACGTTCGTTATCCGCCGCGACGAGACTTGCGGCAAGATGTTCCTCGCCGAGATCGACCCCGATTTTGGTTTCGAGTCGTTCCGCGGTGTATACGGTTCTATGGATGCGGCACTCGATCGCATCGAACTGCTCATCCACTAAATGAAAGGAAACACCATGGCTAAAGAGTTCTACACGGTCAATGTTATTTCGCACCTCGAGAACGAGACCGGCGAATACGATCACGTGCCCACTTTCGAGGTTCGTATCGATAAAAGCGGCAAAGAGAAGTCATCGACAGCGCGTCGTTTGTGCCTAGAACAGCCCTCGATCGCAATTATCGAGGATATAGAAGCCATCGGGGCGTTCGGGCACCCGTACGTTTCAGATTTCGTCGACATCCCATACATCGTCAATTTGTGCCGACTCGATAAATTCGACGCCCACCGCATCCTCAGGCAACTCGATGATGCAGGCTCTGTAGTTTTCGAAGTCACTGTGGCCTATCTACTCAGCCAGTCCATCTGATACCATCGACATAAGGAGAAAGGAAACACCATGGCAGAGGTAACGTTCACTGAGAAAGAGCTCGGTTTCATCAACGAGTGCACGATCGACAAGAAGGGCGTGCTGGTCGAGATGCCGGCGAACCCATTCCCGTCGCTCTACCGCAAGGGCGTCATCGCCAAGAAGGGTGATGCCCTCACGGTCACGAAGGACTTCCGCGGCATGTTCTGCCTTGAAGACCAGGTCGTGCATATCGACCTCACCAAGGCCGAGGACGAGCCTGAAAATGGCGGCAAGAAGTTCAAATACGGTGAGACGGGCGACGTGATCATCGAGGACGCGCCTGTCGACTACGCCGACTTTCGTCAGGCGATCGCCGCCAACCTCCGTGACCGCCGTACGAAGGGCATCGACGAGTTCCAGTTGATCGACAAGGCGGTGCAGGTATACGATGCCGCACGCGAGGCCAGGGCGGCCAACGGCGACGAGGGCACCCGTTCGGAGCATACGACAGTCGGCAGCCGCAAGCATTGGCGTTACGACTTGGCCGACGCGGTGTCTGCTTTCTTCGGCGTCGGCACCGAAGTCGACAAGCGTGAGATCGTGTTCACCGGCGACCTGTATATGGCAGGCGCGGCCGAGCTCGTGTTCGAGTACCTGTTTAAGATCGGCAACCGTCGTGCGCAGCGCTGCTATGACGAACGCCTGTTTGCAGGTGAGTCTACAGTCGGCGTGTATGCCGAGAAGGCCGCCGAGTTCATGGCTGAAGTCGAGAAGCGCCTGCAGCATGAGGGCGCTGATATCGAGGTCGACGGTGAAGTCGTCGGCGAGGTAGTCGTCAACCTCGACCATGTCGATGATATCGAATTCAGGGAGGTCACCGATGATCACTGATATGAAAGAGATAGCCAAGCGCCTTCATACCGAAGCCAATTACCGGCGTGATTACAACGAGGAAGACACCATTTTCAATATGTCGAACTACCGTTTCACCGAGAGTGTGCTCATTGCTTTCGGCATGGACGACATGGATATATACGCAGATATGCCCGTCTACAAGCTGTTCGATAAGCTAGCAGATCTCATCGATTCGCAAGGGTGTTAAAGTATTTCGAAATAAATTTCAATTTATCGAAATAACTAGCTGTCATCGTGATATAATGACCTCGTCAACCAGAAGGAGGAGCAAATGTTCGATATCAACGAGGTCAACGATTTCATCGCGTCGAATTGCCTCACCCACGGCCGCTGTCCCAAGAACGGCCTTCGCGTGTATTTCTCAAAGGACATCGTCGCCAAGCGTGTCGCGAATGAATTCGGTATTGCGATTCTCGATGAAATTGTGATTTACGAAAACCGTCAGGGTACGATCTGCTGTGCGGAGCTGCATTAGCCGGTACGACCCGACATTTTAAACGAGGAGGAACAAATGCCCGAATATATCGTTTTCGTAATGCCACCGGAGGACGAGGATGTCGAGCCGTTCGACATCCCGGAATGGGGCTATATCGAGGCAATGGCCACCGCAGAGCGTTACCGCGCGCACGGCTGGAAGGCGTGTATCATCGATTTCGGCACGCCGTTCGTGCCATGGCGTGCTGAGCGCCTAGACGGCCCAGATATTCGCGTCATGGCACGTACACGCGACGAGGCCTGCATCAGGGCACGCGCCATCAGCCATGACTGCGACGGTTTCCAGAGGATGGAGGAGTAACGATGCGCGATTTCGTCTACACCACATTGACTGTCATCGGGATAGTCGCCACGGCCGTCGCTGCGGCATATGCGTTCGCAGACAGGGGCTATTTCGCCACAGGCGGCGAATACGCGTTCCTGTCCCTGCCGCTGCTCGGCATGTGCATCGAGTACATGGTCGACGATAGGCGTGAAGGGAGGCACCACAGTGTTGATCGGTGACGTGAAGGTATTCAAATATGTCTACGCGGACGATCGGCAGCAATTCGCAAAGCCGCTCGAGGAGGCGGCGGAGTTCTTCGTCGCGTGGCGGTTCTGGATACAGAGGCGTGACAATCAGAGGTATTCGGCGAAGGCGCGCGACAAGATGCTCGACAAGGCCGCAGACGTGATCCAAGCGGTCGTCAACTGTGTTGCATCGGTCGGCATTGACGACATGTCGGAGTTGATGAAACGTTGCGAGAAGCGTAACGTGAAGAGGGGTAGGTATTGATGCAGGTCGAAGTGGTCGTGGCCATGGAGCGGAGGCCGGTCACAGTGCACGGGCATGCCGGCAACCTGATCGGGTGGTTCCAACGAGGCGGTTTCCTCGGGAACAACCAGAAGCCCGTCGGGCTCGTAGAGTTCGCCGACGGCACGGTCAGCGAGTACGAGGCGAAGGAGGTGCGTTATGTCGACCACAGATGACTGTGTGCATTATGACCGGGACCGCATGCGCTCGTGTATATACGGGCTCGCAGTCGGTGATGCCCTCGGCGTGCCATATGAGTTCTGCGAGCGGGGCACGTTCGACTGCGCGGCAAGGCAGTAATCGATCAATGCATTTAGAAAGGTGATAGACAATGATCGACGGGTATCTGTTGAACATGCGTGTGTTCAATGAGGTAAAGGACAGCAAGGGTCAGGCGCTTAAGCCGCTCGAGGAGGCAGCCGAGGTGTTCGGTGCATGGCAGAAGCGTAACGTGCGATATACCTCGGAGAAGATGTACAAGGTGTCCAGTGATGAGCTTATCGACGAGTGCATGGACACAGTGCAGGCGATCGCCAACCTGCTGGCAGCCATAGGCGCCACGCAGGGCGAGGTCGACGCCGCCATCAAGCGTATGGACGAACGCAACGAGTACAGAGGCAGGCTCTAATAAATGGAGAAAGAGATGACCGTCAAATTACCTAAAGATGGGGCGGGCCGCGAGATTCCGCTCGATACCAGAGTGCTGTACGACGAAGACGGAAACGAGTATGAAGTTTACTACTACAAATACTCAGTGCGCCAGATCACCCCGCGGCATGAGTGGCAAGTAGTGATGACGGACTACATTGCCCATGATTGCTCAGATACCTACATCGCCCCACTCGATAGTTGGGAGAAGCTAGACGAAGACCTGCACGCGGTCGAGGTTTGCGGGGATTCCCCTGAACTCGAGGACCCGGCGTGTGCCTACGCGCACAATATCGGTAAGAAGTGCGCCGAATGCAAGCTCTACGCAGGGGATTGCACTATCAATATGTGCAAAGACATCCTCGACCGTATCCGCGGGCTGAGGGTGAGGGGTGAAGGCAAATGACGGCAATGAAACCGTGCCCGAAATGCCATTCGACCGAGCACCTGCACATTGGGATAACCGACGGCAACCCAACTGCCAGCCGGCCCGTCAAAGCAGGGTGTACGGAGTGCCGCACATCCGCGCAGGTCGATCATGTGCCCACAAGGCAGTGTGCCGACGGGTGCAGGCCGAGTGGTATGCAGTCGACGCGCGAGGTCATCGGGCGATGGAATGGGCATCGCGACGATCGGGAAGGACTGTTCAACCATGACTGAGAAAACATGCACCGTATGCGCCACGTGCGCCACATGCCCCAACTGCGGCAGGCAGATCGATTCCCATGCCGGGCACATCGGCAACGGCCGCGTGTTCGTCTGCGAGAAAGGCAAGCCGCCCATGCGCGAGGCCGAATACCATTGCGGGAATTGCAACTCGACTGTCATCTTCCCCAAGAAGTGCGAACCGGGGGTGACGGGGCGATGATTGGGGACGAGCCGATCAGCGGGTACAACCTGCCGCCGGGGTGCCTTGACGGCGACATCGACCGTGCGTACGGCGGAGAGCGCCGTTACTGCAGCGAGTGCAGACACTGCATCGAATCGGACGAACTGGACTGCTGCATCTGCGCGCCCACGCTGGCGGATGCGGTCGCGAAGCTCAAGGGCACGCAGAGGTGGTCGCCGAAGTATATCCTCGCGGCGGTCGAGGACGCAGTCACGGACGAAGGCAACTGCTGCCCAGAGTTTGAGGAGTGATAGTAATGTAAAAACATATGTAGAAATGATTCTAGCATATGTAGAAGGCGCAGTTTTGGCTTAGTGCGTATGCTTGCAGGGCCCCGAGGCAAATGTCTGCCTCGGGGCATTTTTCATGTCCCGGGGCCGAAATAGGCACTTTTCGATTTATTCGCGTGGTTGACAGGTAGTTGATGGCGAAACGCGACGTAGGTGGGCGTGTGGGCCTGTTCGGTGCAACTTACTGTCACACTACCTGTCAAACGGCTTTTGGGCCAGTGTGACAGGTAGTAGGCGTCAAAACGCGACGTAGATTGATTGTTGGGTACCCAAGTGTCACACTGGCAAACAGCAAGCCGCCCCTATATTAGATATTTTCTATAGGTATATCTACCATTTTATAAATATATATTTCCAAAATATAGGGGTATAGGGGAGCATGTCAGTGTGACAGTGTGACAGGTAGTTGCAAACACATGCGTCTACATCGCGTTTTGTCGATACTACCTGTCACACGGTGCAGATAAATCGAAAAAAGCGGTGTGACACATGTGTGACACCAGTGTGACAGGCAGTAGATGGCGTATATGTTGACGTCGGTGAACATTTGAAGGCGTTTCGGTTTCGACGGGTGGTTATATACGATATATACGATATACACAGTATACACAGTATATCGTATATATCGTATATAACGTATATAACGTATATAACGTATATA